TGCTTCCTTTTCATACTGTTCAAGAAATATGACGCATTGGATATGTCATCTTTGAATACTGAATAATTCATGCACTTATACACTATAGGATTGTTTGAGACAGCAAGTAAGGGATTTATCTCATAACAGCCTAACAGTTCAACTGGCAGTCTGAATATTTTATCTCCAATCTCTTCATACAAACTCATGCTTTGGAACTGCTTTAACATCAACCTAGTGTTAAGGAGCTGAACCCAGAGTGATCCTACCACACTTCCTTCTTTTCTTAGATATTCTAGCCCTTGACTCAAACATCTATCTGCTGCTTCAGATGGGTCGCTTGAGAATGAATAATCCACAAATGAAACCCTGCTCTTAATATCAGCATTGAATGTGCCGTTCACGTTTCTGAAGATAGAGTTAAATTCACATACATGCATGCTGTATGAACTCTTGTAATCATTTCTTTTTATGCCAAACCAAGAGTTAACCATTGTAGTAATATAGTGAGTCAACTCAAATGCACCGTAAGCGCTAATTTTTGATGAATCAAATATGACACCAGAATTTATGTCGTCAGATGTGTCATTAGGCAAAAATGTGAACCCTAGGTTATTACCATCCTTGTCTTTCATACCTTCCAATATAGTTTTTTGGAGCCGTAAGCAATCGGCGGCTAATAAACTACTAGTGTTACCTAAAACACCTTGAAACATGCCTTCAGAAGCATATATATACTGGTCATCCTTGTTCAAAACTTTATTTTCACCTCTGGCTATTAGGTCTAACATATTTGAAACCATTGACCCCTTTAAAACTCTCATTTTTCTATTCTCCTTAGTTAATAAGTTCTGTTCCCAAATCACACCATCTCCAGACATCTCAACCCAATCATTGTCGTCTGGTTTAAATTTCTTTTTTACTGATAAATTGCATGGTGTTTTAATAATTTTGTTAGAAAACAATTCTAACTGTCTCCTCACAATTGACCTAAGGAAACCACTTCTAATTCTTGAGCCCAATACCAGATATAAAACATAAGAAAGTTGTCCCGGTCCCCATCCAGAGCAATCAGCATTGTCAAAAAAGTAATTTTCCTTGCTTGCAACCAATTTATATTTTTCTGCTATTATTTCATCCTTTTTATCACACTCTATAAGATTGGTTGTATCACCAAGACCATGTTCTATGTCCTTTTGCATTTTTGCTATAGATTCCACAAAAAATGCCGATATCCTCATTACAGAGTTCAAGACTGCAATCTCTCTAGGCCCTATTTGAGCCTTTTCAACCATCCTAGCGACAAACAAGAACTTACACTCAGAGTTGTATAATAATACTGGCATTAAATTTGTTAAGGACCGAGATATTAAGCTTATGTCAGCCTCACAACTGGGGTCCTTTTTCTTTAAATAAGCAGTTATGTTTTGTAATGCTGTTTTATAACACTTACTAGCTTGAGTTTTTACTTTTGTCAACTTTTTATTACCCTTCTCAACTTTTTCTTTTAAATAAGGAGATATGCCTTTACCACATTCATATTCAACAGATCCTCTAGAGTTCATTACATCAGACACACTTAATTTATACAATTTTGACTCAAAATCATACAAAAAGTCAACGCTGTCACCATATGTCTTTAACTCCTCCTTTTTCAAAAGCAATCTAGTGCTGTTCATTACCCCTAATGCTATTATTACCAAATTAGGGTTAAATTTGCCATAATTCCCATCTATATCAGGATTCATTAGTTCAGCCATTAGGTTTTCGCTTATATTTTTAGCCGATTGTTTACTATTACAACTAGTGGTTAGAAATTCTCGTCTACTCCTTATAGCTTTATTCATAACCAATGCTTCAGAAGTTTCCTTATCATTTCTCTCCATTGACAATAGCCTGCATATGTAAAGGCTATTGTATGTATTTTGATCACTCAATATGTATTTACTCTCATGTGGGAATGCTATACCCCAATTATCAGATTCTTGAGTTACGCTTTCCCCAGAATCATTTGTGTATGTTACCTTGTTGGAAACTCTTATATTTCCTTTGCATTTATTAGGCTTAGTCCATAGAATCAAAGGAAATGTTTTTAAACACCTTAAAAATATTATTTTTTCTATATGACTTTTAGGCTTGTAGAATTTATCTTCCTCTGGGTTGTTTTTGAAGTCAAACGTTTTGAATAGTTTTCTCATTCCCATGGATATTCCAGTAGTATTTACAAATAAATATCTTATCATCTCTGAAGCTTGAGAAAAACCAGATCTATTTATTAAAATCAAAAACGATATCATGCAAGTTGTAGAATTTATGCCATTCAGTAACTCTTGTGTCAATTTTTGATTAGTGATGTTAAGTTCATGATGTTGGCTCAAAAACGATATGTATCTATCATAGACAGTGGAATACCAGTCTAACATAGGTGGCGTTATGGTAAACCATCTAGTAGATCTAGTTGAACTAGCTACAATAAAACCATCAGAAAAAAATACTCCTGATATCATACAAGAGCTATTGTTTAAGCTAGATTCTGAAAAACTCATTGTGTTGTATATTATGGCTGCTCTATCAGAAAAACAATTAAAGCCAATAGCAACCTTTTTGGTTTTTATGGAGCTCTTTAAGCCATTTTTCAAATGTTTCATATATTTAGAGGAATTTATAATGCTAGTAGCAAACTCCTGATGGCAGCTAACTAAGTTAGAACAATTGTTTCTTAGTGTCATATCACTAGTAGTTTTCATCATTTTTTGACAAAAGCTTTTTATATTATGGCGGCCATCTGAAACCTTACAATCATTGCTTAACATGACACTATCTATGAGTCTGTCTATCTCCAACTTGTTACTATAATCAAATGAAGAATCTGAGTATAGCCTGAAGGAGTCTTCCAACTTTTGCTCTAAGCTAGAATGATTGTAATCACATCCATTAATTTTATGGTACTGACTTTTTTCCTCTGTAGTGGGCAATTCATTCCTAAGACCTATATAATCATCGTTAGAATTAGGATCGACCATTATCTCTTCAAATATTCTGTTGGTTTCTATAATGAATACATTCAACCTATTCTTTGTTTTTTTTGAGATTGCAATCTCAATGGTGCAATTTTGATATTTGTCATAATCATGGCACATAGAAAACCTTTTGTCAATTGTTTCTTTTTCTAAAGAATTCATGGATAAGAATTTTGTAAAAACACAACTTCTTTCTTCCATTTCCAATATTTGTTCACATCTTGTTACTATGTTGTTGGACAATTTTCTGCCTTTTACCAGGGGTATATATGTCAAACTTTTGGTAGGCATGTCCACCAATTCATCATAATAATCCCCACAATAATAGGGTAAATCTACACCTATCTTTTCTCTAATGGACTCAAACAAGAATGCGCTACCCCTATTATTCTCAGCAACACAAGTTTGTATGTCTTCTATGTATCTGCCTGGCTCATCGATAGGTTTTGGAGCATCAAAGGGTGAATAATTCTCTCGTTTAAATTTTTGAGATAAATATTCTGTCAGATTGCTAGTGGCTATGTCTATTTCTTCATTAGTCATATTCCTCATTTGTTCAATTAAACTATCAACTAGGTTAAATTCAGCTATAAAGTTACATTCACCATAATTACTCATTGGAACTAAACTATAATTGTACTCATGCTTCTCCAAACTAACTACATTGCTAAGATGGGGAAATTTCAATGATCTAAGTGTTTTTATCTTATTATTGTCCAATACATGAGTGAAACCCTGAACATCCTTCTGAGTATAATCTACGGCAACATACTCACCTTCCTTATCCAAAAACAACATGTCCAGATCATTTACTATTCTCTCTCCCTTTGAATTACATCCTTCTAAAACAAGAACATCATCCCCATCCAGAGTAGCTGATATGCATAACCTTATTAATCCATCCATATGCTCCATGGGTTGCATATCATCTCCCCAGACAGAAACTTTCCTCATGTAAACTCCATATTCTCTATGGAAATCAATTATTTTTACAACATCTACTAACCCTGTGTAACATGATCTGCAATCTGATAGAAATTTCTCTAAGAATGACAACTTAAATGGCAATGCATTTTTAAATAGAGAATCCCAAGCTTGAAGTTGAGATATTTCATCCACATCTTCATACACAATATCAATTGAGAGATCATCTCCCATTATGCTAGAGTTGTCCAATGAAACTTCAGTGTCATCATCTGAATCAGACACATCTTCAACAGTAACATTTCCTACTCTGTCACTCATTTCTAATTATAATAAATTGATTTAAATTAATTGATTATTTAAAACGCCAAAAGATTAAATTATTATCCTTTTTA